ACTTTTGATTTTGAAGTAAAACCAAAATAAAATACTAATTTTATATAGAAAGAAGGAACGGGACTTTCTTTCAAGAATTTCTATCCCGGACAATAAGGTTGCAATATATGATGAATATAGACCAAATCAATGAATACCTAGAACAAAAGCATTCATTGGAAAACCAAAATGCTGAAACTGTTGAGGCTAAAACAGAAGAAGCTGAGGTGCAAGAAACCAATACGGTTGAGGCTTCCCAAGAAAATACTAACAATACCGGTTCAAATGTTGAAAATAAGGAAGAAGTTGATACAAAGCCAGTAGAAACCACACCTGAAGATAAAACAGATGAAAGTAAGGAAAGTAAGCCAGCTCCTAAAAAAGAATATACAAAACAGGAAAAAATTGACTATGCTTTCCAAAAAGAAAAAGCCAAACGTAAAAAGCTTGAGGCTAGAATCAAAGAACTAGAGGAAGAAAACAAAAAATATAAGGGACTAAAGCTAGAAGACTTCAAAAATTCTCAGGAAGAATACACAAAATATCTAGTTGAACAACAAGTTCGTGATTATGAAAAGAAAAGACTAGAAAGTGAATATACACAATCAAAGAATTTTGAAGCAGAGCAAATCAATAAATCCCGTATAGAAAAATGTTTTCCTGATAAAGCTGAACAAGAAAAATACAACGATCTGGTAAAACATAATGGTGCAGATTTTGTAAAGATTCTTGATGAAGCAGATCCTGAACAAGTAGTTCTTGGTTTCCTAGACGATAGTGATGTTTCACCTTTGCTTATTCGCATTATGATGACTAACAAAGAATATCGTGATGAAGTTCTTTCTAAATCATCACCTTATGGTAAACAAAGAGCAATGGAACGCTTGGAAGAAAAGGTTTTGTGGGCAAAAAAACAAATAGAAAATAGAAAAAATAAACCGGTTGAATCTAAACCTGTTGAAACTAAACCTTCTATTCCTGTTGTTGGTTCTGTCACAAAATCTGAAAACACAAACGGTACTGTAGTAAAAGATTATAATTCTGTTCTACAGCAACTCAATCGTCAAAAACACATATAATTGGACTATTGTCCGAAGGAAAATAAAATATGCCTAATACAATCAAGACTAACAGCCTTACCGAATTGGTAGCTATCCGCGCAGCTGAATCTGCTTCTTATCTCACAGTTGGTTCCAAGAAATACTTCAAGGACCAGTTGGTTGGTAAGAGAAATGGTCAAACCTATAAGTTCGTAATTCGTGATACTGGTGCTGCAGTAAATTCTCTCGCAGCTAACTTACAATCTGACAAAATCACAGTTACTGAAAGAGAAGTTGCTTTCACCTTGGACCCTTGGCACGTATTGGTTGAAACCAATGCTATTGAAAAAATCACAGATGTTGATTGGGATCCTGAAATCGCTGAACCAAATGGTCAGAAACTAATCAATGCTTGTGTAAAGAAAGTTATGAATAGTGACCTTGGTAAAGCTGGTACTGCTTTCATTGGTTCTGGTTTCGCTCCAATGGCTCGTGCTGCTGCTCACTTGAAGAGCATCACTAACGAAGAATTGTTTGGTTTCTGCGACCCTAACGTAGAAGCTATCTTGACTTCTAATGGTCAGGCTTTCACACCTGTTGATGCTCCAGCTCTCTATTCTAAGGGCTTACTTGGTAAGTTCCATGGTGTAGAATATCGTGCACAGCGCTTCTTCCCATCTGTCGTAATCTCTACTGGTTCCGAATTTGATAATGGTGCTGTAACCGTTACTTCTTACACTACTGGTACTGCTTATGATACTATCGTTCTTGGTGCTACAACCTTGACTTCTTCAATCAAGAAAGGTACACCAATCTTCTTGGAAGGTGTATATGCTTGTGATACTGTTGGTGACCCAACTGCAAACGAACACGCTTTCATCGTTCTTGAAGATGCTACTGCTTCTAGTAATGCTATCACTTTGAAAGTTGGTAAAGTTGATATGACCAACTCTACACGTGATATTGCTAAGGCAGACGGTTCTGACTGGACCGCAGCTACTCTCGCTGGTTTGAAAGTTGCTGTACCAGATGATGGTAAGTATTTCATGGGTATCGTCCGTGCTAATGGTGCTATGGAATTTGAAACTCTTGATAAACTTGATGCTGCTGGTGCTGACTACGAAAAGCAGACCGTAAATGGTTTGTCTGTTCACCAGAACCGTCTTGTAGATATGGAAAAGATGACTAACTATACTCGTTGGGATATCGTAACACTAGCTGGTGTAGTTGATGGCCGTGCCGTCTCTGTATTCTATATCAAGTAATAGAAAATTCAACTCCAAAACAAAAAAGATAAGGTTCAAAAAACCTTATCTTTTTTTATTTAGGAGATATCAAATATGCTTTTATATTAGTATTTATATACCTTACATTCTCTAACTGCATATGGATGTCCAACTAAATCAAAATCACATTCACATTTATTTCCATCAAAATCTAATCCACAATATGGTTCATTATCTACACAGTATTCTTTATATGTTTCACAATACATTGAATCCATCTCAAATGGATCAGTTGTAGAACTATTACACCCAGATAACATAAATGCTAAAATAATATATCCAATAAACCCAATAACATCTTTTTTCATCTTTGCCTCCTTTGTTCCTCTTCTATTACTTTTTTATAATGGTCATATAGCAATCCATCAATCAAGCTAATTATGAACCATACTGCCACAACAGCAATTGGTCCGAAAAACATGGTGCAACCAACAATCATTGCAACAGTTGTAAGACCAAAACACATGTCAAGAACACATGAAATGCCGAAAGCGGCAGCTAACCATATACCAGTCAATAACCTAGCTTTATCATCATCAGTCCAACGTGATTTTCTGGTAATCATATAATCTTTTATTATCTTTTTCAATTTTTTCATAATTTATATCTCCTATATTTTTTATTTTTATATTTATAATATAATAGTTTTTATTTTCTTTGTCAATATGTTATACTATATTTATTATCATAATTTTTCCTGTATAAAATCTGGTCATGGCAGGGTTATGGAATATGTTGACGTTGAAGTGGTCATAAGTGACGTGTCTGCTCGTTGTTTGCGTGAACTATACATTTGGTATAATCACTACAAAACTGGGTTTGTACGTCAAAGCACGTAGAATACACTTTATTATAAGAAAAACACAGTTCTAAATCAGACGAAAACTTCAAGAAAAATGAAAAAATGGTTGACAATTATTATAAATATATTATATTTGTATATGTAATACACAAAAGGGTAAGAATTTAGAAAATAAAAATTATACATATAGTATAGAAAACAATAAAATCTACCTCTATCACTGGCCAGTGGGGATGGTAGATAAAAGAAAACCATCTTAGTGATAGAGGTAGATATATGAAAAAATTTACAAAAAATCTTTTTACAAATCAATACAATCTAGAAGAAACCTTTACGACTTCTTTACCATATAGTTTAGGTTCTGCTTTAGTTTTAGCTAATCGCTTCTCACATAGTTCAAATTTTCTCAATTATTGTAGATGTACTAATATAGAAGAAAATAATAATAATAATAATATATCTTCTAATAATAGTACATCTACAATAATTGAGAAAAAATATACTATGCTAAAGAATGTAGCAGAAGAAAAGGGAATGATTGATGTTCATCTTTTCGCTTGGAAACTAAAAAGAAAACCTTCCACAGTTCAAGGATGGTATAAAATTATTACAAATTTTGCTTTTAGTTCTATTTTGAACCATTTTTATGTAAATGATTTGATTGATTTTGAAACTGTAAAATATGAAATTGAATTTGCAGATGTAAAGAAAACTGTTGAAACTGTATTGAAAACTATGGGTTGTGAAAATAAAAACGAAGTTTTGACCTATTTTTCAAAAGAATTTTCACCATATTTTGAAGAAGTTGTTGAAAGTATCAAGAATGATAGATATGACCTAAACAAAGTTCGTAGTTGGTTTTCTAATGTAAAGAATAGTGATGGTGAAATGTTCTTGGTAAATAATGAAAATATAGATTATAGTGATGAAGAAGTTGACCATCAAAGATTTGAACTTGATATACATGTATATGGTCAAAAGAGAGAGCAAGCTTGGAAAACTATAACAGATAAGATTTGTGGCGAATACTGCTTGTATTTTCCAAATAAAATCAAGAAAATGCTCAAAAAATGGTATAATAATAAAGAAATGAAATCCAAAGATAAGAAATATCAGCTTGAACAATGGATTGGAAAATGGTTTGATGTAGAAGCAAATTGGACTAAAATACAAAAAAACATCTTCAAAATTGAAGATGAAAGTGAAGAATCAGCATTCAAATGTAGTCTTATGATTGGACAATGGATTCATGATTATATGGAACCACAAATGCCAACAATGTCTGGTTGGGTAAATAAAGAATCAGTATCAAACAAAAATGTAGACCTATTTGACACTATAGTTGAAGAAGCTATAAAAGAAACTGAAAATGTTTATGAAAACCCAGGATACTATGTAAAAGAAACTTATGAAGAAGCTCAAAAAGCTCTTGAAGAAAAGAGAAATAATGAATGGAAAGATATAGTAACCCCAGATTCTAATGATCCTGATTTTTGGTCTAAACTATAAATATAATAAACAATAAATTTATAGGAGATTATATGAATACACCAAAATGGATTTATAATATAGAAAAATCATATAAAAACTGTGAAAATGCTATAAAAAGAATAAACACTGTTTTAGAAACAAAAGAACTAACAGAAGAAAATAGAAAAGAACTTGAAATGAAAAGAGAGGCAGTTATAAACACCATGAATAAACTTTCATTGAAACTAAAGAAAGCTAAAATAGATTCAGAAATATGGTATCTAAATAAAGACTTTGAAGAAAATCCTTTTATAACATGTATGAAATCTTGGGAAGATGATACTGAAGATTATTCTCAAAAAGTTAGAGAATTTTTGGCAAAATAAACCTCACATAGCACACTTGAAATATAGTGTGCTTTTTCTTTTATAAATACAATGTGCATTTGATTACCAATGACCTACAATAATTGCACAAAGACTTTCCCTGAACAAACGATGGGAAAGTTTTTTTTTGTTATACATACTTTATGGAGGTATGATTATGAACAAACCTTTGTGGCTTATAAAAATTGAAAATAGTCTAATGAATGTAAAAAGATATAAAGAAACTATATTAGAATTGCTAGAACATAGAGAAGATTTTTCAAAAGAACTTCAAGAAAGTTTTGAATCTAATTTGGAGAAATTATATAAAGAAGAAATCAAATTTGAAAAAGATTATAAAGAAGCACAGATGAAATATAAACTATGGATAATAGAACAAGAATTTTCAGATACACCTGAAAAAGAAACTACACCTGACGAACTTTTGGAAGAAATAAATAGATTGGAGAATCAAAAATGAATGAAGAAAAGTTTGAGCTTGAATATAAGATTTTTATATTGAAACTAAAACTTGGAAAAGCTGAAGAAATAAATAATGATAAAGAAATAAATGAACTAATAAAAGAAATAAAAGAACTTGAAATAGAACAAAAATTGAAAGCTATAGAAGAGGATTTCTAATGATTTTATTTGATTTGAATGATGGATACTATTATAAAGGTTCACGAATATATGTTGAAATAACCGAAACAACTTTTTCAGATGTATATAAAATGGGAAAATGTATAAGAATTGATTTGAGTTGTAAAGATGAGGAAGGAAAAGAATTGAATCATTGTAATGTAGTATATGAACAAGGCTCAGTAAATGATAGAGAAGAAATAAATCTTATGAATATAAAGAAACTTATAAGATATAGTAAAATATATACAAAAGAACAACTAATGGAACAAAAATTGAAAGATATAGAAGAAGACTTCAAATAATACATATCATAAAGAGAGGTGAAAATGCTTACATATAACAAACATCTTGATACAGAAAAAGAAATTTTAGAAAATATAGCACAATACATTATAAATGAAAAAATCTATAAAAAGATAGCAATAACTGAAGAACTATGGTATATAAATCTAACAGCTAAAAAACTTCATAAATCACCACTTACTATTTTGAAAAATATTGGAAGAATACTAAATGAAAAGTTAGGAAAAGAATATGGTAAAACACAACTAAAACTTAGAAAAGAATTGGAAAAAGAAAATGAAAATGATAAATATGAAGAATGGATGAGAAAATGGGGAGCAAAATAATATGTTACCACAATCTCTAAAATTGAAAATTGCTAGATGTAGAAACCTAAATGCTAATAAATGGTAAAGAAATGAGAATAGACTGCTTTATTTGTAATCCACCTTTTGGTAACAAAAAAAATTCACAATTAGGAAAACAAATAATAAAAAATCTAACAGTATATAAAACTGTTGTGATTTGCGGTCCTTCTACTATAGTACAATATGGTCTTACTTTTATATCTTCTTTTGAAAACTGTGATTTTCCAAATATAGACTATGGTACTGGTATTTTCACAATGAATTTGGGTGAGTGTTTATATAAAAATCATTATATAATAAAAACCCAAAATAAATCAAACTTCTTTATAAAAGTTTTTGGGATTCATAATAAAGTTTTTGAGCATCTTATGATAAGAACAGGTGGAAAGACTGCTGATGAAAATAAATTTTTCTTGGATATAGACCAAGAACAGTTCATAAAAATAAATGAAATACTAAAGTTAGAAGAACAAAACTATAGTGAATGGTTGAAAATGTATAGTAAAATAATGAAAACACCACAATGGATATATGCAGATATACTATATAAATATGGATATACAAATTTAGTGGAGAGAAAGAAATGATTTTAGATAATACACATCTTGATACAGATACCAGAAAGAAAACCGGGTCAATCTTTACACCACTTGACATTGTTGAGAAAATGATGGCAAAGGTTGAAGATGAAGTATGGAGTGACCCAACAAAGACTTTTTGTGACCCAACTTGTGGTGTAGGAAACATCATTATCCCAATGCTTGACAATCGTGTAAAACATGGTATAGACCCAACAGTTGCTTTGAAAACAATGTATGGTAATGAGCTTTTGAAAGAATCTTACGATATACTTATGGAAAACTTACAAGAATGGGCAGATAAACATAATGTAACAGATACAAGTTGGAAAGAAAACTTCTATAACCTAGATTTCTTTGATTTCATCAAGTTGGTTGATGACCCAGAAAAAGCACCATTGGAGGATTTTTTTGAATGAGAATAGACTGCTTTATAATGAATCCACCATATAATAGTGGTGAAGGTGGTGCTGTTCGTAAGAAATCCATTCGTGGTGGTAATACAAAACTTTGTTCAAATATAATGAAATCACTTGATAAACATAGAGTGGTTTGTATATCCAACTATGCTGGCACTTCTTCAGTTTTGACTAAAATCACCAATATAGAAAAACGAAAGTTTCCTGGAATTTGTTGCTATACTTTTATATGGACTATGAATGATAATAAACCAGTTTTGTTTCCACAAATACATCGTCTAAAACTTATAAAGAAGTCTGACTACTTCTTTTTGAAAATGGGAAATTGTACAGTTTATCAACTAAGAAAGACAAATAAAAGTGTACAAAATAGAAAATATATGGATGTAATAGACGATACTGAAATGGAAGAAATAAATAAGTTTATAAGAGATAACTGGGAACCATATAAAGTTTTTGTTCCTTGTATGACTTGGAGACTTTGGATAATCGCAAACATATTATACAATAGCAAATGGAGAGATAGGTTTGTAAAATGCTAGGCTGGATTTTAGCAATAAGTTGTATATTTGGAACTATACTAAACTGTAAGAAAATCAAATGGTGCTTTCTTATATGGTTTGTTTGTAATATAGCTTGGTTTATTTTGGACTTTTATACACAACAATATGGACGATGCGTTTTAGACACAGTTCAAACTATAACTGCCATTTGGGGTTTTATAGAATGGAGTAAAAATGAAAATTGATTGCTTTATAATGAACCCACCATACGATAATAAATCCGATGGTTTATGCCAAAAAATAGATATGGCATTGAAAAAATTAGAAATCAATAATTGGATAACTATACACCCAATATACAGAACAACAACATATAAAACTGCTGAATTTGTTGAAAACCCTTTCAAAGACTACAATAGTAAATCACCAAATTTGTTTATTATGGATATGAAGGGAAATATAAACGAATATATGAGCTTGAAAAAAGCTTGGTTTTGGCAACCAAAAAGTGGATATAATCTATATGCTCGTTGGAATTATAACTTTTGTATAATACCTGATGAAAAAATGAAATTTTCTGGTGGTGGAAGATATACAGTTTCAAAAGATTTTCCACAAGACTTTCTTGAATGGTTACAAACAAATGAAACAGCACAATTCTTTAGAAAAACATTTTTTCATATAAATCCAAAAACATCATGTGTAAACAAATTATGGGAGATATACAATGAGACTAGACATAGTAATAGCTAACCCACCTTTTGGTTCATATCTAAATCCAAACTTTCATAATAAAATTATGAATGAAATAAAACCAAAAGTTTCTCATTGTATAGCAGTAATGCCACTTACTTCAAAAGTAAGATATAAAACAGCTGAATATGTGGGAAACCCTTTTGGTATAGCATGGTCTAATATATTTGTTTTTGACTTGAAAGGTGATAAAAATGAATACTATAGTTTTGATAATGCACCTTTCTTTTCGGAAACCAAAACTGGTTTAGCTATAAAAATGAATGGAAAAGATTTAGGTTTGGGTAGTTTTGCTAATGAAAGAAATAGTATAATACTATCTAAAAAACAAGAAGCACAAGAATTTTGTGATTGGGTAAATGAAAGAAATAATGAACTTTCTTTGATATTTTTCAAAACTGTAACCCGTAGACCAAGTAGACCTTTTTTGAATAAATTATATGAGGTGTATAATGAAAATAGATAACTTTATTTGTAATCCGCCTTGGGATATTCATTTGAAAATCATTGAAAAGGTTTTGACTTATGCTGACAATGTTGTAAACATAAGTCCTATTCGTTGGTTACAAGACCCGTTAGCAACATATAAGAAAAACAGTGATTATAAAAAATTTGAAAATACGATTTCAAAAAGAATCAAAGATATTGAAATAATTGACTCTGCTGAAATTGATAAAATGTTTGGTATTCAGTACAACACCACTGTTGCTGTATATAAATTTGATAAGAACGGTGGATATGATTATACTGCTTTATTAGATGGCAAATCAAAAAATTATAGAAAAATTTATAAATCAGTAATGAAAAAATCTTCTGCCTGTCCTGAACTCAAACTCTATAAAGATTCAAAGAAAAAGAATTTTGTTCCTGTGTGTTTGTTGTCTGGTCATATTGACGCCTTGAATTCAGGACCAACATTTTCAAGAGATAGATATAGATATTTTGTTGATAATAAATGTGTAAATCCTGATAGAAAAGATGTACATGGATTGACTCCTGAAAAAGCAAAATCTTACAATTTGAAAACATTTGACACTGTAAATGTTGCTGAATTTGATACTGCAGACGAATGTGCTAATTTCTATGATTATATAACTTCTCCTTTTTTCGTTTATATGTGTAAATGTCATTCTATGAATGGTGCTGTAACCCCTAAGTATTTGCCCTTTATGGAAGATTATAAAACAAAAAGAACGAATGACGAAATTTTTGATTATTTCAATGTTTCAGATAAAAATAAAAAATTTATTTATCAGGAATTGAAAAGGTTACAAAAAAAAGATTGATTGCTATATTAGGGGTCAAAATCTGAAAAATAAAAGTTATATATACAATATATAACAAAATATAGGAGATAGCCATGAATATAAAAATTGAACGACATGATAGAAGTTTGAATGAGAATGAAAAGATAGAGTTTCGTAAATCTGAAACTTGGAGAAACTGGAGAGAAACTGTTGCTGAATCCCAAGATAGAAGGGATTTTGTGACCGGAGAACCACTAAAAGATAACTGGAACTGCCATCATCTTTGCTTGAAAAGCAATGAATATACTATTTTGGAACCAAACAGATTTGTAGCAGTAAATGAAAAAACCCATAAACAAATACATGAATATTATAAACTTGGTTGGAGAAAAAATGTAAGTAATGATAATCCATATTATAAAGTTTTGGATATAATGGACAAATTCAATGATGATACAGAAATCGTTTTATTTGAAAATCGTATAGAATATAGACTTATAAATTCACAAGACAAAGACCTAAATACAAGATTGGCAAGAACATATAAACTACCAATAAAGACTGATTCAAATATGATTATATGGAGAAGATGGAATCTGGATAATTATGGATATAGACTATATCCACAAGATACAAAAGAATGGATATACTACTTATGTAAAATAAATAATAAGAAAAACAAAGATTTTTTGAGATTGATTTTGGAACTTAGACATGCAGGATTATACAGTTCATATAAGAATTTTAGAAATAATCCAACTGCTTCAAGAACTGCAAAAAATGAATGCAGAATAGAACTTGAAAATACAACTAAATTTATAAAAATGTTAGATGAATAATTTTTATAGGAGGATATATGAATGAAGATATCAAAGAAATCAAAGAGATTTTGAAACTAATGGAAAGATATATACAGATTCTTCAAGAACTTGTAAATAAAGAAGATGTAATGGATGAAACAACAATTCTACAATATAAGGATAAATAATATGAAAACCGTAGTAATATACACAACAAACAAAACTAGTTATGCTATTGAGAAAGATTTATATGAAAAAAAGAAGGGACACTTACACACTTTTGAGATTGATGTTCCTGACGATTTTATAATCTCAAAAACAGGAAAGAAAATGAAACTAAAAGACTATATAGAAACAGTTGACGATGTACAGGAATGGATAAAAAAAGAACTTGAAAAGATTATAAAATAAAGGTATATATGGCATATTCACAAAAAGATAAAACAAAGTTCAGAAAAAGTAAAAAATGGCTAAACTTTCGTAAAGAAATGAAAGAGAAACAAAAAGTAGACTATATAACAGGTAAAAAACTTTCAGCTACCATGAACTTACACCACATGGATTTGAACGAAGAAAACTATGAAAAACTGATAAAATCCCATTTTATTTGTTTGAATCATACTTCACATTCTGTAATTCACTTCTTTTTCGGCGCTGGTAAGGTACGAAAAGATTGGCGAAAAATGATAAGACAAACTATAAAAATCTTACAAATAATGGAAAAAATAAATAAAGCTAGTGAAAACTAGCTTTTTTTATATAACTAATTTTATATAGCAAATAACAAAAAATAGGAGATTTTTATGGAAAAATTGGTTGAAATTCTTGATATACTTGATAAAAAATATCACTTCACAGACGAAGAAGTTGAACAAATAAATGAGGCTCTTTATGGAGAAGATGACGAAGAAATGTATAGAGATGACTACGAAGGAGAAGAATTTGACGAAGAATAGTGAAAAACTTCTTTTGGAAATTCTTGAAATTTTGAAAAAACAAAATGAAATCCTTGAAAGCCTTCGTAAAAGACTTGCCCCAACAAGTGATGAAATTTTTGGAAAATAGGAGAATATATGGCAGACAATATATGGTATAAGGATTGGAACAAATCAAAATCAGTAAATGATACTGGTGATGTTCCTTTTTATAGACCACTTGATTTGACACCAGAAGAAAAGGAGCAGGCCTGCAAGAACATTGGTGTAGCCAGCAACGATGCTATTGAACGCCTTGAAGATGAATTTACTGATCTTCGCGGCGATATGGCAACAGTATCAAGTGATGTTGCTTCAGCAGTTATTGATGCTAATTCTGCAGTTTCAGTCGCAAATGCTGCTGTTACAGCTGCTAACGCTGCTCTAGCATCTGTTTCTAGCTATTCAACTGATTTAGCCGCTGTTTCTGCAAAGGCAGATACAAACAGTGCAAACATTGCAGGTATCAGCGCACAGGTACAGACTAATGTAACTGATATAGCTGCTATCTCTGGTAAGAATACTGTTCAGGACAATAAAATTGGAGAATTATCTTCTTCTGTAGCTGGATTGACAAATAGTGCAGTATATCATGAAGCAACAATAAACAATTTGACAACTGCGTGGTCTGCATATAGTGCTGACTTGAGAAATGATTTCAATACATTCTCTGCTACAGAAGATGCTGTGATTACGGCCGCAACTGCTGCTATTCCTGGTCAGGTTTCTGCTGAAGTTTCTGGCCAACTTAGTGGAAAGCAAGATAAACTTACACCAGGTGTGAATATCACCATTTCAAATTCTGGACGAATAGATATCAAAAATCTAGCGTGCTCAGCAACAAACAATAGTGTTGCAATCGGGGACCAGACTAACGCTTACGGAAATTACAGTTTCTCACATGGCAACAGAACCTATGCAAATGTGTATGCACATTCCGAAGGTTCTAGGACGAGTGCAATCGGTGAACAGTCACATTCAGAGGGTGGCAATTCGATTGCAGGCGCCCTCGCTGCGCATGCAGAAGGTGGTTCTACCCGCGCCTATGGCATAAATTCGCACGCAGAAGGCGTGAGAACGTACACTAGTGGAAACGGCGCCCATGCCGAAGGCGAAGAAACATCGGCGACCGGGTCTAGAAGTCATAGCGAAGGATATAAGGCAGTTTCAAATGGTCAGTATTCACATGCAGAAGGTGAGAACACCCGCGCAAATGGTCCTGCATCTCACGCTGAGGGTGAAGCAACAAGTGCTTTAGGTAATTATTCTCACGCTGAAGGTAACGCAACTGTTGCTGCAATTACTGGTGCTCATGCAGAAGGTTCTGAAACTTCAGCAACATCAGCTTATGCTCATGCTGAAGGTAGAGGAAACTTAGCACGTGGGCAAGGTGCACACGCTGAAGGTTATTTGACATCAGCATTAGATGACCAGGCACATAGTGAAGGCGTATCTACTTATGCAGCTGGAAACGGTGCACACGCTGAAGGCTATAGAACTTCTGCTTTCAACGTTAGAAGCCATGCCGAAGGTGTTCAAGTTATTGCTTCAGCTTCATACTCACATGCGGAAGGTTCTACTACTAATTCATTAGGTGTTGCTTCTCATGCGGAAGGTTATGCAACAAGTGCTGTGGGTAACTATTCTCACTCTGAAGGTAACTATACTGTTGCTAATGCTTTCCACTCACATGCAGAAGGTGCAGCTACATCAGCAATGAACCAGTATTCTCATGCTGAAGGCCGTTATACTATTACAGATACTCAGACACAGCACGTAGAAGGTCAATACAATGCTCCTGCTACTGGTGCTCTACATGTAATTGGTAATGGTACTTCTACTGCTAACAGAAGCAATATCGTTGAAACTTATACTGATAGAGTTGTTGTAAATGGTGACTTGATTGCATCTGGTGTAAACATCATTGACCGCAGTAACAAGATAACTTCCAGTTTTGATTTCTTGTCAAATGGTGGAAATCCTATTGCATCAGCACATAGTATAGTAATAGTACCAAATGATGTAAATGATACAAACTTCACAATAACAACAAATACTGCTATAACTGCTGGTTCACCTACTGTTTCTTACTTCAATGATTGCTATTTCTGTGATGTAAGCTCTACTATAGGAAATGATGCACAAAGAGCTGATACTAATATAAGTGCTAATAAACCTTTCATAGTAAAGTCTTTCAATACATCCGGCAATAATGTATTCAATGTATTCACTAATATGAAGACTAATTATAGTATAGAATCATGGGGTAATTTCGGTAAATATGGTGATAGGGATTATGGCTGTTTCAAGAATAGTTATCTTACTTCTATTCCTTCTTCATGGGAAGGATATAATGCATGGGCTGGAGCATCGCATTTAGCAAATGAACAATTTGCTTATACAAAGATTTCAGCCATTCCAACTGATTATAGCAACACCCCAATATTATCCGGTACAGTAAAGAGTGTGTACCAGATGTTTCTATATTGTTCTGAACTTCGTAGTGATGTTGTTCCATTTATGGATTGGGTTCTAAGTGCTATAAATAACGGAACATCGGTATATATTGGACAATGCTTCCGTGGTTGCACAAAAATTCCTAACTATTCAACACTAACCGCAGACCCAACATACTCTGCATTCTTCTAACCTATAGTCCCGGGTATGACTATAAACTGCCCAATACCGGGCTCGCATGTTCCAAGGAGGCGAGAAACCTTTGCAAGGTTTTTGTGGTCAGTCCGATTCTGACCGAGTCCATTACAAGAATCAATCTTCCTGGGTAAAAGAGAAGTAAAACTGCCCGTGTAACATTGACACTGACAATGGGGGTTATAATGACTTTATTTGATTTTGTAAAAGATTTATTCAAAGATGGAACAGAGTTTTTTCTAGCAGAAAAGATAGTAAAAGCTTCTAATGGTATTGCTATAACAAGAGATACAAGAATTTTGAGAGACTGTTCCATAGCTTTGATAACTTGTTCAACACCAGAAGAATGGTATAATACTTGTAGACAACTTTGTCCTGTTGGTACAGTTATAGAAGATTATAATGAAAACTGGGAAAAACTATATAATGATTTATTGCTTTTAGCGAGAGTATCACTAACAAAACAACTTCTTTTGGAAAGAACACAAAAATCTGCCAAAACTTTATTGGATATACTTGAACGCAGAGATTCTTCTCGTTGGGGAAAAGAATCAAAACAAACAACTGTTGATGTAAGCAATGATAAAGACTTGAATGTCAAAATAACAATGGTGGAATAATGGAAGTAGAAATCAAAACGTCAAAGTTTCAAAAAGAATTTTTAGAAAGAAGCGAAGAACCTATTTTGATTTTGACAACTGGTGTAGGTGCAGGTAAATCAAGAGTTGCTGCATTATGGACTATCTTTGAAGCAACAAAATCAAAATGTAGAATAATCGCAGCTGCTCAAAACTATCGTGCTTTGACCGAAGTTCTTTTTCGTGAAATAGAAAATCTTTTATTGAAATTCAATGTAAAATATCACTATACAAAAGGTATAAAATTCACACTACAAAATGGAAGTGAAATTTTTGGTGCAACTGCTCAAAATCCATCTGCGATTTTGGGTTTCACTGATATATCTGCTGCTATCATTGATGAAGCTGCTTATTGTCCAGAAGAATTATATAACTATATAACCGACCGTATGCGTGGTGAAAATATAAAACAAGGAAAAATAAGACTTATTTCTTCACCATCTTCTCAACAAAAATTCAAATGGTTCAAAGATTTATGTAGCAAATATAAAGATAAAGTTATACATGCTACAACCTTTGATAATCCTTTCACTTCTGAAGAATATAAACAAGCTCAAATAGAAAAATATGGTAAAGATACACCACTATATAAACAGCAACTATTGGGTGAGTTTATTGAAGATTCTCTAATAAATCAAATCATAACAATGAATGATTTTCCTTCTGTAATGTATTCTGACGCAATGTCTGATACAGATTATACTTTTGGTATAGACTGTTCAGGTTATGGTGTAGACTATAATGTGATTGTGGTATCAAATAAAAGAAGAATCGTAGAGATAGTTCGTAAACAAGTAGCTGATACTTTTGAAATGACAAATATAGTAAGAGAACTTATAAACAAATATAATCCAAGAAGAATCAATATAGATGCTGGTGGTGGATATGGAAATGGATTATATGATATGCTAAAACTTACTTTCACAAACGAACTGAACCAAGTAAACTTTGGTGGAAAACCCAAAGACCCACTTTTCTCTAATGTTAGAGCCGAAATGTATTTGGAAGCAGTAAAGAAAATAAAAGAAGGTTTCTTTGTAGAAGATAAGGAACTAAAAGAAGAACTAACTATACAACAGTATTTTATCAATAATTCTGGAAAATCTGCTTTGGTTTCAAAAGATGAAATAAAAAAGATACTTGGACACTCACCTGATACTTCTGATGCTTTTGTACTTTCTTTATATAATGTAAATGAAGAAACTGTTATAAATAGTAAAGATGGTCTAAAGATAGCCATGAAATTTGTAGGTATATAATGGGGAGTAAAAAACATGCAGTATAATGAGTATCTTGAAATTTTATCTAAAAATAACTTACATATACACAAAGATGGTGTAATATATAAACACGGTAAAAATAATAAAAACAGACCTATTGCTAATAATGAAGTTTTTCAAGACCTTTCTATAAAAAGACAACAAGGTAATATAACTTATAGGGAAAATGAACTTTTAGGAAACTGTGTAATGACTATTGTAAGAATTTGCCTAAATAATGGTAAATTCAGATATCAAGACGAAAATATAAAAAATGAAATAAAAACAGAAGCATATATGGATATATTCAATGCTATAGATAGTAATCTATATAATCCTTCAAAAGGTAAAGCATATAGTTATTTTTTCCGACTTGCTTATGTTGCTGGTATTCATGTTCTTGAAAGATATAATAAAAAAGCAGAGTTTGACCTAAAACTTATAGAAATATACGAAAAATATATGAATAGCGATGGTGGCAAAGTAATAACCACAACTAATTTTATATAGTAAAGAGGAGAATTTATAATGAGCAGCACTTATCGTTCAATAATTGTTGAATCATGTTCAAGAGCAAATATAGTTCCAAGAAAAAGAGCAGTTCCTTCAGATGTTTTTGAATCTGCTAATAATCTTCTAAAAGGAGTTTTGGAAGAATATTCTAACAGAAATTTTATAACTGCTTATTCAAATGAAGTAAATTTTGTTCCTCAAAACGAATCTTTCCTTGTTGGGGAAGGTCCTGATGTTATAGTTGAAGCTAATAAAATTCAAACACCTAAAGCAATTTTATATAAACTTACTGATAATGATTGGGTACCTATGAACTTTATTGCTTATGACCAGTTTTATTCTGCTGGTTATGGAAACTATGCTGTTTCTTGGCAACCTACTGGTAAAAATCAATATAAATTATATTTCAAACCAATCTTTGTTTCTCAAGGTAGAACTTGTAAACTAATCTATACTTGTGAAATGAGTTATAATGATAATGATGTAATAAATCTTCCTGCCCCTTACATTGAACTTTTGACAAGAGCCCTTGCTTATAAACTTTCTGTGGCTCTTCCTAGAACTGATATAACAAAACAACAGTCTCTTTTGAAAGAACTTACTGACCTTGAAAATATGTTGCAAGCTGCTAATGCTTCTAAATCTATTATAACTAGAGATTCTGGTAATATGGGAAGTCTAATGTCTAACTTTCTTGGTGGTTCTTTTATAACAGGAATCTAATATGGCTAAACATGTAATAACAAATATAGTTGGACAATCTTCTCGCTATGACCTGGCGAAAGTTTCAAACAGTTATACACTAAACATGTATGAAGAAACTGTTGATGGTAATGAATCTTATGTAAATAAAATCCTTAGACCTATAAATGGTTATAAAAAAGTTTGTGATATACCTGGTACTTGTAGAGGTATGTATACTGTTTCTATTGGTTATAATAATAGACCAGTGACCTATACTGTATTTGATGATACACTTTATTTGATAAACAATGAAACTAATCAACCTTTTGCTATTGGTCAAATTCCTAATGGAAGTTCAACTGTACACTTTGCTCAAACAAGTAATCTTTATGGTTTCCATACACACTTGGTTTTAGTTGATGGTATTTCTTGTTATGCAGTTGATACACAAATCAAACCTTCCTTACAAATAGAAGATTTCACACCTATACAACTTCCTTTTAGAGATGAAACAAATAATGTGTATATAAAACCTTCTCATATTGCTTACTTACATGGTTATATTGTAGTAAATGATTCTGATTCTGATTCTTTTTATATAACTTATAAGTTTCCTTTCCAAAGAAATAGTGCAGGTGAAAATGTAAATGATGGAACTGTTGATAAAAATATATTTATGTTTGATTCACCTGAATGGGGTAAAACTGGTCAATCTGAAGAAGCTTACTGGCAACCAGATAAAATAACTTCTATAGTTTCTAATAGTACAAGACTTTTCACTTTTGGTGATACTTCTTTCCAAATGTTTCAGTACACAAATGATTTGAATGTTCCTTTCAATTCACCAGATAGTGCTGCTCAAATGATTGGTCTAAAAGCTGTTGATTCGGTTTGTCAACTTGGTAATATAATTATATGGCTTGGTGCTTCTGATATCGGTAATAATGGTGTATATGTAAATAGAGGCGGTACTGAAGCTGAAAGAGTTTCTACACCCGCAATTGAAAGAGAAATCTCTAAATTTTCTACTATTGCCGATGCAAAAGCACAAATTTGGCAAGCCAATCAACATATCTTTTATGTTTTAGACTTTCCTACTGCTAATAAAACTTATTGCTATGACCTAACAGAAAAATCTTGGACTGAAAGAGCTTCACTTGATAATCAAAACTTATTGAAAAGTTGGCGTTATAGTAATGCTACACTAAACCCAAATGGTAATGTTTGGCAAACAGCCGAAGGATGTATTGTTGAACAAACTGAAGAAAAGTGGAACGAACATGACAATAATCCTATTTTGAGACTTCGTAGAGGTGGAGTTATATATTCTGACCAATCTCATTTTATTATAAACAATATAGAAGTTTCTACAAATAATGGTCAATATAGTTCAGATTTTTATAGTAATGGTGCTCAAATGATGATGCGTTATACTGCTGATGGTAGCGACTGGACTGATTTGGAAACTGTTGATATTGGATATACTGGAAATTATGACTATGATTGTATTTTCTATAACTTTGGAATGGCAAAAGTTTTCACTATTGAACTTTCTTGTAGTGATAATGTTCCTTTTGCTTTGTACAGTATAAAAATAAATGTAGATACAATGGCTTTTTAGGAGAAAAATATGGAAATAACTACACCTTTCACAAATCATAATGATCTGGCAGAAGCAATTCGTGGCTACTGGGGCAAGGATATAGGAAAAGATTTTTCTATTGTATATTTTGGTCAAGCAGTAATTGGTATTGCTGCTAGTACTGAAATTTTAGATAAAGAATGTAAATGTAATCATTATCCTTGGATAAAGATTGGGGATAAAACATATTTAGCGATTTTGAAATAAGGAGAAACAAATTATGGCAACCGGAGAAATTATAGGTGGACTTGCTGGTGGAATGTTTGATACAGCGATGAACTATATTCAGAGCGAAAAGAACAGGAAAGAAGCCAAAAGAGCAGCACAGGAAAAACAAAGAGTTATTGGCGAAGCTGGTGCAGCTGCTGATACTGAATATCAGGCAATGCTTGATATGTTGAATGAATGGAATGAAAACAGAACACGTCTTTCTACACCAGAAATGGTAGAAGATTATAAGAATTTGATTTCCGAATATCAACCACAAACTTATGATTTCGGTAAGTTTTCTGACGAATACAATAAAACAGTAGAAGATTTCATAAATCCTGAAGCAGAAAAGATTGCAGAACTTGCTGGTTTGAAAACACAGTCTGATTTAGATGTTGGTGGTGCTGCTGGTGGAACTGCTGGTCTTGCTGGAATGGGATATTCTCGTTGGGAAGCCGCTGAAAACCTATATAAAGATGCTCAGGATGCTTTGCGTCAAGACCGTGCACAAGCATATAATGAATATGGTGACTATATTGACCGTATGCAAAAGAAACTTGATACTATGAATGAAGGTAAGTTAGCCAAAATCAATCTTCTTGGTGGAAATATCTCACAGGATCTTGGTGCAGAATCAGACTATATGGCCGACTTGATGGCAGTAATGGGTGATAAAGCATCATCTAGAATAAACACAGCTGTTGGAGCATATTCCTAATTTTTTATAGAAAAGGAGAAACTAACAATGGCTAGAATTTATACATCAAGACAACTACTTGACCCTCGTTATGTAGAAATGATGAATCGTAATGTAGATAATCGTCTTTCTACACAACGTCAGGATCGTAAAAATGTAGTTGATAGTATCAATAGTGCTATCTATAACACAGCATTAGCAGCAGGTAGAGCAGCTGATGAAGCAGAAAAAGAACAAATAGAATTAGAAAAACAAAAACAGCGCCGTCAACTGGTTGGTTCTCCTTCTGACCCAGTTGAAGCTGCTATTGCTGATGAATTCGTTCGTACTGGTTCCGCATCTGGTTTATTGCAGTATCGCTCAATGGCTGAAACAGCAAAAGCACGTGAAGCAGAAAAAGAACTACAAGCTGCAAGAAATCTTTCAGCCAATCGTCCTAAGTTCATTGAATTGAAAAATAAATATGAACAACAGATTGCAACAGGTGATTTTACTGGTGCTGAAGCTACCAAAGCATATATGCAGGCTATGGAAGAACAAACACCAGGTTTGATGCAAGGTATTGACTTTGGTAAGTATGAAGAAGCAAAAGCTAAAGAAGCTGAAGAAAAGGCATTTACTGAACAAGAAAAGAAAACCCGTGAAATGGCTGAAGCAAAACGTCAAGAAAACATTGCCAATCGTTCAGCAGATTTGAAACAGTTTATTCTATCTCGTTTACCTGAAGGAACTATAAAAGATATTGATGAAAAGAATGAATACATGGATATGATTGACAAGTATTCTCAAACTGGATTATTGACAGAAGAAGATAAGAAAGAACTTCAGAAATATGTTCAGGGTGTCAAGACTACTAAACAACAGATACAAGAAGCTCAAACTAGTGCAATTGCATCCGATGTAGGTGAACAAACAAAGAAACAGAGAGAAGAAGCTCGTGCCAAGAAAGAATTGGCTGATGAAGGTAGAAAACTAATTGCTGAAGGAAAACGTCCTACTAGAGCACAACAAAAAGCTATTGATGAAGGATACTAATATGGAAGAAGTTGATAAAATACAAGAATTCGTAAGTAAGAATCTATATGCTGATGTTCCTGTTGATACATATAATCAGATCTTAGATGATTCTGAAAATATGGACCTTCATTCTTTTGTACAGAAATGGGATGAATTTCTTTATAATAATTCTGATGGTTGGACTAATGTGAAACCAAAAACAAAAGAACTTTCTGAAAGAATTTCTGAATCATTCAAGGACGATAAATTCAATCCATCTGAAGGAAAGAAAGAAGAAATATATAAGAAAGAATTTTCAGATGTTCCAAAAGAACAGTTTGATAGTTATCTTTCTAATATGAAAAATTATTTTGAAGATGAACAAAAACAACGTGAATATGAAGCAGGTAAAAAACGCAGAGAAAAAGAAGTAAAAGAATGGCCTTGGTATAATGATATTTTAGCTTCTGACTATGAAAAGCAGCGTTATATTGAAGAACCTGAATATGCACTATTTGGTAAAGAAGCTCCTGAATTAGGTAAATCAAAAGAAACCAGATGGGGTGCTATTGGTGATTTAGCAGCTGGTGCAGCTGGAGCTGTAGGTGATATTCCTCCAGGTTTCGGTTCACTTATTGGTCCTGGTATAAGAGCAGGACGTGATGTTGCACATATAATAACTGATTCACCATATCAAAAAGAAACTGGTGACATCATGAAAGATGTAATCTCTGATGCTGCTATCAACCTTGGAACTGAATTTCTTCCTACTGCATTGGTAAGGAGAGGTGCTAGAGGTGGAAAAGCAGCTAGTAAAACTCGTGATTTTCTAATGGATGTAAGTGATGAAATGAAACAAAAAGCAAGAACTGCGCAGAATATGAAATCAGAACAAATGTTTGATGTTATTGCTGATAATGCAAATGACGTTCGTTCATTGGAAACTATTATAGACCGTATGCCTGATTCTGATATCAAAGCTGATATGAAAACAATACTGAAAAAAGAAGACTTCAAACCTAATGATATTCTAACTTATATGGATGAATACAAAAATGCTAAAGAACTTGGTGTAGGTGCATATGAAACAGATCCAAAAACTGGTGCTATTTTACCTCGTAAAAAGAGCGAAGGATATCTTGGTGATAATGCTTTTGATTATTTCAAACAAGAAGAAAAACTAAAAATAAGACCTGAATCAAAAATTAGAACTATATTATCTAAAGGTGCTGAAAACTGGGGTCCTGTTGCTCAAACCATAGCAAAGGAAATACCTACTGCTGAAGGACGTGGCGGAAAACCTGAAGTTTCTGATGAAAAAGTCAAAGAATGGTATAAAGAAAACTATAATCGTGATTGGAAAGCAGGTTTCAAACCTAATGAAAAACCAGGTGACCCTTTATGGGAAGCATATGTTGAATGGAAAAAGGAGAATGAATAATGCTTGGATATTTGCTAAGTCCTACAGTACAGTTTGAAGATATAAATGGTGTACCTCTTGTAAATGGAAAAGTATATGTTTATAAAGCAAATACAACAGTTCTTGCTACAACATATAAAAACTATCTTGGTAATGTAAATACTAATCCTATTATACTTGATACTCTTGGTCACTGTACAGTTATTGCTGAAGATACTGAATACTATGATATTGAAGTATATAATAGTGAAAACAATCTTATTATGTCTGCCAAACTTATAAAAGTTGGTGGAGAAGGTGGAAGTGCTTCTGTTTCTGGTGTATCTGTTTCTGCGGGTTTTGGTACTAATGTTTCTTCAAGAGTTGAAAATAATACACAAATTTTCACAGTTTCTGTTGATGATAACTTCATAGCAACTCAAACTGATTTGAATGGAAAACAAAATGTTTTGACACCTGGTGCTAACATTAGTATCTCTGGTGATACTATTTCTGTAACTGGTCTAAAACAAGTAAATGTTACAGCACCACTACAGAAAACAGAAACACCTAGTGGAATCAATCTTTCTATTGATCCTTCTAGTGTACAACGTCCTATTTCTGCTGGTACTGATATAAAGATTGAAACTATAAATGGTGTAGATGTTGTAGGTATTGATACTACTTCTATTATTTCTTCTGGTAGAAATAACTTTGTTGCTGGTTCCGATGGTATCGTATCAGGTGATTGTAATATACTTGCTGGTAGTGCTTATAATGTAGAAGGAAATTATAATGCTACTTTTGGAAATAATAACTTGATTACTGGCGACTATAATGCTGTATTTGGAAAAACAAATGAAGTTTCGGGAAATAATAATACAGTATTTGGTAGTGCTAACAGTGCAAATGGAAATAGTGATTTCTTGATTGGTAATGGTTTGACAAGTAATGGAAATCATGCAAAAATTGGTAATACTAACTGTTTTATTGATGTAGATTATACAAACAAAAAAATGTATAAGTCTATTGATGGTGTCTTGACAGAGATAGGTGATACTTATTCAGCTGGTTCCAACATCAATATCACTAGCAATGTTATTAGTGGTAAAGATTGGTCAAACGATATAAATGCAGCAACATCTGGAAAACTTGATAAATCCACATATAATAGTTTTGTTTCAACAGCTGATGTTACACCATATACTGCTGGAAATTCTATTTATATAAGAAATCATGTTATTTCAGTAAAACCTTATAAATCTGGTATTGATATAGAACCCGGTGAAGCTGGTACATTATATAACAATTCTACACAAACTGGAGTACAAGATAAATTTATGATTTATATTACTAGAGAAGCTGAATCAACAAACAGTAAAATAACTGTATACAATCTCAATACCACTTCAAGAAAATTATATGTTTATGTGAATGGAACACAAGTAGCTATTATTCAGAATAGTTCAAGTGCTGATGTAAAAACTTTTGCTTCAAATTATGATTTGATTACACTTGAAATTATTGGTATGGGTGTAGGTGAGGAATTACCATATTATAAATTCACAATAGCTGCTAATGATACTCCTTCTCAAACTGTAGCTACATTGTATGAATTATATAGATATACAGTATAAGAGGTAAACAATGAATAGTCTAATAACATCTATATTGCCTTATATCTCACCAGCTGCATTGCCCTTGGTCATTGTTGTGGTTGTAGCTATATTCTTCTATTTCAAGTTCAATGGTCTGACTAAAGATAGAGAAAATACAAAGATTCAACGTGATAATGATAGTCAGACCATTCATGATGATATTCTGAAATTGAAATTCAAAGTATCAGAACTGGATGGAAGAACGGTAAAGCATGAAAGTATCATTGAAGATATGAGGCAACAACTTTCAGAACTAAATACCAACATAGTCAGACTATCAGTAGTTGTTGAAGAACTATCAAAGAAACTGACAAAGGAGTAAATCATGAATGGAACAGGAATTGGCGAAGTTAGAACCAAATTGTTAGATACTGACCACAAACAATGGAATTGTGGTATGGGTATTTTTGACCCAAACAAAGTATTCTACAAAGCAGATCCAAATGGATATGTAATCATTGATGGTAAGAGATGTAAAATTGTTGAAAAACCAGATAGAAGCAATCCAAATGTTGCTGTATTGAATGGCCAAGTTTTTGACAATACTTTCTATAAGAATGAATCTGACAATATAATCTGTTCTAAACTAGTTGATGAAATCAAACTTCCTGCTGGTTATAACAAATGCTACTATGTGTATAATGCTAATCCAACATCAGGAACGACTGCTCTACTAACAACTAATCTAAAGCTTGTTGAAAAATATGGTCATGCATACTGCACAGCAAAAATAAATTCTTTGAATACAGCATACGGTTCAATATATTCAAATGGTGCTGGTAGTGCTAATAATGTCACTAGAATGTTGCTTGGTCTAGATAATACAAGATGTCTTTTATATTCCAATATGGCTGGAAATCAAGGTGGACAAAATATCAAAAGAGATAATCATATTTTCTCATTTGAGTTGACCGAAGATGGAAAATATAGAGAGATTTTTGTTGATACAACCTACAGTACACTAGACAACTATATACAAGGTAATCCTAATACTGATGAAATATTGAAATTTCTTTCAACTGGTTCAGATGTAAATCTCTATTATATGTTTGTAGTAGATGATAATAAGAATTTGACACATTGCTTTATTCCATGTCAGAATGCTACAACTGAACAATTTGG